TAATCGTCTAGTGCTGCGCGGTATTTGAATGACTCGCTAGTAGGATCCGTGTAAGCTTCTTCCGGACTATAGTTAACCGGTTTCGATGGTCTGGAAGGCTTAGCCGGTGGCTGTTGCTGAGTAGGTTGTTGCTGTTGTTGTACAGGCTGCTGCGACTGTTGGCTTTGCAGGAGCTTCTCGAACTCTGCTTTAAGCTTGTCGTGCTTGCTCTGCCAGTACTGATATCGTTCTCGCTGAGAACTATCCGCACTCTCCTCGCTACCCGGTTGGGATTCACTTGGAGACATTGGTTGAGTCTGTTGTTGTAGAGTCGGCTCTTCATTTGTGAACGGTTGTTCACTAAATAAGTCGGCACCCATTGTTAGATTACTCAAAATAGATTTGCTGTTTGTTCATAGATAGAAGCAGCGTTAGTCTGCTTTCTCTGGGCACGAAGTTCGTCACCCATTCTCTCCTTGTGAAGCATACCAGCTGCTTCGGCACGGCTGGCCGTAGCTTTAAGCTGCGACTTAAACTTCTCGATCTCTGCTTTCTGTCGTGCATGCTGGCTTTCACGTTGCGCTGTCTGGAGGTCACCAGATAGCATCTTAATTTGTTCTTGCGCTTGTGCAAGCTCCGCTTGTAAGCGTTGCATCTCGCTATAGCGCTCCAAGACCCCTTCGGTATCGACAACCTCGGTCTGCTTCAACACTTCGATCTGGTCGATCAGTCCTCGCTCGTAGAGATCCATATAATACTCAAACCTTGCGAATCGATTGCTAGGCAGGGTTGATCCCGATACCACAATAACATCGTAGCGTCCCACGGTAACGTTGTTGACCATTCGCAATACGTCTCCACTGTAGGAGTTGTAGATAGGTTGGTTGATGCTGACCTCTCTAGGGGTATTGTTAGGCTGCATGAGTCGGATGACTTTCTCTTGAGAGTAAGTCTGCTGCACAAGCTGAACAATGACCTTAGCGAACTGATTGAGGAATTCTTCGATATCATCTTTTTTGGATTTAATCCTTCGTTGGGAAAACTCATCGAGAGCTACCGTACCTTTAAAGGTAGGAGGCGCTTGCATCACGTCACCCTGGCCCATAGCGTAGATACCAAGGATCTCCTGAATGTCTCTACGTGCATCAGCTTCATTTTTATAAAGCTCGTTAGGCAGTGCTGTAGGTGAGGCTATCACCGGTGGACCAAACTCCTGGTCGACCTCGATGACGGCTGTGCCGGCTTTACCCCAGTCTTTCTCCATCTTATCACGGTCTACGCTACCGCGTTGCACAAAGACCTTCTGGTTAGTGCTGTTGGCCGCATGAGCAATAATCAATGACCGTGTCTTATTAACATACTCTTGGATAGGACGCACAAAGCGTACATCACTGATAGGGTAAGGATTACGGTTATGACGATTGAATAACGGCACGAGCGGATAGTGTTCGATATCCATATACCCTTGATAGATAGTCTTCCTACCTACGACAACGGTTCGGTATATGTTGTCAATAAAAATAGACGTAGACACTAGCTGTCCCGACTTAATAACATCAGCAACAACCGCCCATTGCAGATAGACCATGGAGTTAGGTATCGCAACGCTGTTGGGATCTTCATGAGCAGACTCAATCCCTGGAACCATCTGCGGTTCACCAATAGGCTCACCGGTCTGCGGATCGATAGGCACAGCAAAATAAAAAGAGGTAGTACCCCCAGATAGCATGTTAGCATAGTCGGCATACTTATCGGAGTCGTAATGGTACACACCTCCAAGTTGGCTAAGCTCTAAGACGGCTGGCTGAAGCAAGAAGTCGTCATACTTATTATCGTAATACACATATTCTTTCTGCGTAGTACGGTCACGACAATGGAAACCTGGCGTCTTGCCTTTAGTATAGCGATCGATAAGCCTATAACGTTTATGCGTATCATCAGTATTGACAGGACCGATCTGCTGGTTTTCTACTCCTAGCCTTCCTGTATACTGGTTAGGTAGGTTGTCTTCCTCAAAGACACCATCAAGGTCTATCTGTCCAAATGTCTGAGTAATCTGTTCCTCAGTAATAATGCGAGCGACAATAATATTTGCAGCATCTCGACAAAAAATATCACGAGCATTAGGGTCAACATACACAGTAAGAGGATCAACATCTTGCATAAGGACTTCGCCTTTGCCATAATCCGCATTAGGATCGCTCCACGCTTGTAGCCATCCTGCCCCTTTGACGTAGTAATCATCGATAGCCTGCTTTAAACATACATTACCTGCATTGACATCCCATACCCAAGCCATGATATCCGAGAATAGCCTTCCTATCTTCGTGTCAGAGTCCTCACGTGCTACGCTCTGGAACTTAGGCTTATTATACGTAAGCAAAGCCTTAGCCTGCTCAACAGCCGGATGGATGACATTAACGACTAACGGTACTTGCCCTCTACTCTTAAGTTCTTTGATCTGCTCATCGCTCCACTGAACACCGTTACGAAACTCGTCATCGTCCAAGGCCTGCTTGCTCCAATGCTGGCGCATCGACTCGTAGTTGAAAAACATCTTCTCGGTCTGACGAGCAGCTTCGTCACTGTATTGTCGTACTTTTTTGTCCATATTATGACAGTAAAACTTTTACTATTAGGATAACATCCAGTCTAAATTATCTTTGTTGGCTGTACCCATTAAATAGGCTTCAATCTTTTTACGTGGTTTAATCTCTTTATCTGGCGCTTTATGCGTAGCAGGATACGCGTGCATGAGCGCATAGTATAGCCCGTCAAGGGTATCATCATGGCTACCCCTCGGATAATCTAAAAGCTCATTACGTAGTTCCTGCTGGTCTTTATGCAAGTAGATCTTTCTTTTGTAAAAGTAAGGCTGCATCGTCTCCAATCGCGAAGACTTTGAGTTGCGTGGTGTCACCTTCGTCTCCAGTCCAGGAATATAAATATCCGATAAGCTCCTAAGATACGATCGGAGCATCTCCTGATAGCCTGTGCTCTCTATCGTAGTACGCTTAGCCCTGTTAGCTTTAAACCACTTGATGATAGCCTCCGCTAGGTCCATAGGTGTCACCCTCTTACGAAAGTAAGGAAGTACATACACATTCCTATCCGAATCCATAGCGATAGGCATGATCACCGAATAGTCAGCCGTCTGGCTCACCGAGCTTGCCGGGTCTACACCCATAAACACGTTAACAGGTATAAGCTTATCCTTATCCTTCAAATAGTTATGCTGGCCAATACTAGTGAGCTCATAGTCGTGATACTTGAAATACTCGCTCTTAAAGAGCTGATCCTCGTCACCGGTGACAATACACTGATACTCCCTATAGAACGAGCTGGCTTTACCCATGCTCTTGAGCGACTCAAACTCATTGAGCAGCTTCTCGGCGCTATTCCACGCTGGCCACAGCACTTCTAGCTTTTCATTGTCCTTACTCCACTTCTTCTCGTCATTTTCTAGGATAGCCTGATACCTTACGCTTTTCCATCCCGTACTACGGTGTAACTCCTCGACCATACAAGACTGATGTTGCGGAGTGCCTACAACGACGACCTTACCACGCTGCGGATCCCTAGCAGGTACTAAACTCTGCAGTAGCCATCGCATATTATACTCCATAGCGTTAGCCGTCTTCGTATTTGTCATATCCTCCGGATCATCCAAGATGATAAGCGTTGGTCTTTGGTTACCTACTTTAAGACCTACGACCTGCTGGCCAGTGCCCTTACAAATAATAGAGCTACCATTCTTCAGTATCACCTCGTCCTGCTTCCACGTCTTAGCCGAATGCTCACCCCAGTAGCCATAGATCGTCCTAAAGTTAGTCGAATAGTCCAACACATTCTTAATCGTATCCAATAGCCTGATAGCATGGCCTGCCGTCTTCGACACCAACACGATAAGATGCGGACCAGGGTCATACATGAGGTGATGCAAGGGTTTTAGACACGCCGTTATCGAACTCTTAGCGTGACCACGCGGAGCAATGATATTAACCTTATTAAATGCTGGCTCTAGAAGCAGCTGCGATAGCTCATGATGGAACGGAGCGCTCGTCACCGAGAACATCTGGGGTGTTACCACCTTCCCAAAGTCCACCAGTGAGTAGGCTAGCATCTGTTTTATCGCTTGTTGCTTCGAGCTCGGTTCTTCTGTCATTTAATACCTCAAATAATGCGTCTACAGCTTGTGCTTCATGCTCCGGTAGGCTCTTTGCCCCCTTCTTTACCTTCATCTGCAGGACATCCATAAGCATATCCGCAGCTTTTAACATATTTGTAGCGTCTTTCTTGCTTTTTGCCATGTCCGAAGCCTCTAAAACCATCTTAATCACGCTATCCGCCGTGATATCATTGTCCATCAAGGCTTTTTTTACTTCATCATTGATCATTTTCTGCATTTTTGGAAGTTTAGAAAGACGCTTGGCATTGTATTTGGGGTTAGCAGCCATCGGATTGAACGCCTTGCCAAGCATCGTCCAGTTAACAAACCCCCGATACACCATCATCTGCGCATACATATACGCAAAATTACGGTAACGCTGCCTAAAATTAACCTCGCTGTTAGGATCCTGGGGTTTTATCCTATTAAAATCACCCCTGTCCTTGAACTTCTGGTAAATAACAGGACTATTGCCAACAACAACCTTACCAAAAACAAACCTTAACATCCTTCGAGTCCTAGCTTTCCTGTTCGTATACACATTAGCATGCAAACACTCCGCTACATAATCATCATCAGTGATCGCCCACTCCCCCTGGTTAACTTCCCTCCACGGTACATAGACAATACCCTGCTCATCAGCCTCCTGCTTGCTATACACATAATGCCAAACGATCGGCTCTTTGCCCAAAGGCGCACACTTACCAATACGATCTGCCATCTTAAAAAATTATTTTTAAAAAAAATTGAGTTGGCTATTCTATGTTATCACAATTATGTGTAAAATACACTATGATTCGTTTAAAAAAAACAATCCAGTTGCATGCTCTAAGGCAAATGAGCATATCCTCCACAATGGACCCAGTGGGCATGAAATGGAGCAGAAGTCGGGTTGTAGCTTTCACCTACATAGAAAGCCAGTTCTCCCCGATAGCAACGAAACTGTCCTATCTATAACCTTAGTGATTGGTAAAGGCTCCTAGAGCCCAGACTTGCAGAAGGGAAATGATAGAGATAAATTTTTGACTTGCTTTGATGCAAGGGCTCTTACTCCATCTCTACTACAACCCAACCTATCCTAATCCAATAAATACCTACGTGTATTCACTTACCCATTTATAAAACTTGATGTAGAATGGATGTGGGGAATATAACTTCAGGTATCCCCCCATGTGGTTAGGGGGTGTGGGGGTCATAAAGGTTGAAATATTTGGTTGAAAACTACCTCGCCTACCGGCTGCGGTGGGTGTACCCTATGGCGTTAGACACTGTTGTCTATAATCACTAACGGAGCCTACTATGAAATCTTTCATTCAAACAGCAGAATTTGTGTCGTTCATCATTGGTGTACTAATGACAATCATTAGCCTTAGTCTGGAAGTAGCTGGTATCACTACCGTGCTAACTGGTGCCACGCTTAGCTATTTGGTTGTTCTTATGGTATACTTCATGGTAACGACTATGTTCCGTGATTTCTTACGTTGGATGCATGATTAACATATAACCTCATATATATCTATGTATATATATGGGGTTTATATTTTCTAGGTAGCTCGCTTCGCTTCGCTGTTTGGCCCTGTGTCTCTGGGGATTTGCCACGAAGGTACTTCCCCGCTATCAACTTAGTAAGGTATCAGTATGGAAAATGTAAATGTAGTATTCGCCAAGTATAACGATGATAAAGCTTTAAAGACTATGATCGATGATGTAGATATCAAGAACTTCAACGATCTGCTTACTGCTGATGTTTTCACCGTCTTCGCTAACGATGCTAAAATGGCACTAGCCATTGCTCACAAAGTCCAAGCAGATACTAAGTTTGAAGGTGTACCACAACAAGGTGAACTTCCTGGTGATAAAGGAATCCGTCACTTTGTTCGTGTATGGAAACGTCCACCTTCTACCTCAGACGTATCACGCTACTTCAATTTGTAGTTATTTATACCTCATTCCTCGTGAATGGGGTATATTTTTTCTTAGCCTACACCACCTTTATACTTAATGCGTTACATCGCACACAGCCATGTTTTATAAATCTTTCGTATACGCCAAATAGACCCCGTCGGTTATGGTCTTGGTAGTGGAAAAGCCTGGGGTTAAAATGTAGATCAGCCCGCTCACTCGCTTCGCTCGTTTCGCTTTATATCCCTTTGTTTTTGGCTTTATGATTGTTAATTAGGGCCGATATGCAAGTTAGTGAATTGATTGGCTAGGTATGTGACAGTATTTAGCCTTATAGATAGCTTAATTGTACAACAAGCAGACCATATTGTTGACATCAACGAAATGGTATCATATTGTTGAAACTAACAAAGACTACGAGGCAAGGTAGCTCCTTGATGAACTTAGGGCGGTAACGGGCTAGCCTAAGAGAGATTGACAAAAAGCCCGTACATAGTCAGGTGGCGCAATTGGTTAGACGCATGGACAGTAGGTCAAATAAACCAGCTTATAAAAGAGGCTCCCAAACTTTACAGGTTCAAATCCTGTCCTGACTACAAACAATAATCAATAACAATAATAATGACAAAAGTAGTTCTACACGAGAAGCTAAGTGTAAAGGAAAATCTTATAAGTCCACAGGTGGCTTATGAGTTAGTGAAGGGATTCTACGAGTTGTTTGATGACCGTGAGATGGTATCGATGGTTGTATTGAACAGGCAGTTAAATCCTTTAGCGTGGGAGATGATCAGTGTTGGTGGTACAAGTATGTGTATGATTGACCCTAAGATCGTATTCCGTAGGGCATTGCAGTATAAGACAGCTTGTTCGTTGATTATGTTTCATAATCATCCGAGTGGTACGTTAAAAATTAGCGATGCTGACAAAAAGATAACCAAGATGCTAGTGAAAGGTGGGCATCTATTGGAGTTTACCGTAAAGGATCATATTATTCTTACTAAGGATGACTATGTAAGTTTAGCAACAAGTGAGCCTACACTTTTCGAATAATCAATAATAATAACAGGAGCAGCTATGTATCTTTTGAATCTATACCGTAATGGTCATCTAATTGATCAGCGTGTATTAACCAGAGATGAGTGTTTATCTCTTATCGAGTCGTTACCATCCGAAGTTACTTACAGTATGGATAAAATCCACAAAGGTCTTATGGTCAATGAGGACGATATTCTTGTAGCTAACGGAGGTTTGTAATGGAGTATTTCGTTTATGCGATCATTATCGGCTATGCTTTCAGTTCATATAAGAAAGCAGAGACTGCTTTAGATGACGCGTATCAACGCAGCGAGCGTTAGTTAGCTCCAATCATGCCCTGGCTGGTAGTAGGCTTTGTCTACTATCTGGTCAGGGTTTTTTTATCAACAATAAATCATAACAATAATGAAGAAGATCAGAATAGAACCTAATCAGTACGGGTGTCTCAAAGTGTTTGCTTTGAACAATCTTCATGCAGAAGAATACGCAGAGCATGAGCAGATGAATAAAACGGCTTATGCTGACCTTATGAATGACTATGCATCATGGTGTGATCCTGGATCAGATATGCTCTCTTGTCTTACCAAGAAAGAAGGCACTAACGGTATAGAATTACACCTGCGTGTTGCTTTCAAGGAGTATGGCGATGGCAAGCGTTTTACGGTATTCTACTGGTCTGATGATGATTCAAGAAAGCATATATATAGTTACCATCATGTAGAGATCTTAAGAGTTTATGATGGTGATCTAAAGATGGATACCGGTGAGTTTGTGTCTTTGTGTGAAGATTATGCTAACTATAAGATCAGTGAATTTGTAGCTAAGCTTAAGACCCAGCTGACACTTCTTGAGTCTATGGATGCTATACAGTTTCGTTGGGATAATAATATCTTCGACAGTGTATATGCTCCTTTCTGATGTTTACAGACCAAGAGCAAATCGATAGGTTCAATGATATTATCAGTAACCTATTACACAGAGATAGTGTGAGTATAGTCCTGCATGATAGACTTGGTAGTAATACCGGGTCTGTCAGTGCAGACTATGACAAAGCAGTTGATATGCTATGCGAGCTTTTTTTCCATGTAGCTAATACCGTAGCGCTTAATGCAAGTCGCTACAGTTACGATACATTGAACTATCTCGTATTGCAGATCGCTGCTGACATAGCGCATAAGAGAGATCATTGTTTTTCTGATATGTTCGACGGGTATGCCAGTGCTTTCCAGTTTAAGATGGAAGAAATAGACTTCACTAAGCTTAGCAAAAATAAGTTCAGCTTAGTAGTTGTCTTCACAGCTACGATGGCTATCCTAGATGCACTAAAAGAATACAGTGACTCTAAAGCTGCAGAACAGATCGGTAACATTGTAATCAACGAGTTAATAAATGCCAAGATATATAACTGACGGACAAGTCAATAACGAGCCTTTATCCATACTTCTGTATGGTAAGAGCGGTACGGGTAAGTCGATGAGTTTAGCTACTATAGACAGACCTATTATGTATGTACGACATCCATTCGAGCCATCACATAATCATTTTGCTGGTAAGAAAGATGTCATCCAAGTAGAGCTTGATGCTGATGCGTCTGGCAGCGCTTGGATGGACTTCCAGCAGGTGTTGCAAGCTATACCTAGCTTTAAAAGTAAGTACGACAATGGTGTTGTGATCATTGATTCTATAACGTCACTATCACGTGACCTTGAGACCTATATCAAGTATAACAATAGAGGCAGAATAGACATCAAAGACTGGGGTTTTATGTATGACGAATTGTTTAAGATCGTCAGGATATGTAAGACCTCAAGATTGCATTGTGTGCTTATATTATGGGCAGACGTCATGCGTGAGAAGATAAGCGGACTGAGTATGGTTCAACCCAAGACCCGTGGTGGTATTGGTGAGGAGCTGCCGCATTATTTCTCCGAGACGATCTATTCATTCACACATAAAGACAAAGAAGGTCTTAAATACTTATGGCAACATAGAGCTAACGACACGGCTATTGCTCGTACTATGGTTCCAGATATGCCAGAGTTCACAGACCAAAACTTCAACATATATTTCAATAACAATGATAATTAATACCCAATCATCGAATACCGGTAAACGTTTAGAAGCCGGCTGGCAAGAAGTCATGGTTACTGATGTCCACCTTACAGAGAATCCTAACGATATGATTCGTTATAAAGTTACTGTGATGGTGACAAATAATCAGATCAAAGAGATCGTCACATCAGGAGCATTTCCTGTAGAGATTCCTATCTGGAATCGTCAGAATAGTGACGGTAGCTATGGTGGTGAGTATGATCTTCTTAATTTCTACAGAGCTACTGGCGCTGAAGAAAAGAAGCTGGAAGGTAATAAGACCGATATCGATTTAGATAGCATGAAAGGTCGTAAGATGTTACTTCGTTTCTATCCAAGACCTGGTTCAAGCTATGTAGATGCTCATGCTAAGACAGCGTTACCTGTTAATGCTGATGCTGGATATAAAGAAGCTAAAGAGTCGCAGTTTCTTAAGGATTTTGCTTATATGACAAATCGTTATGAAGCTAAGCTTGCTAGCTCTCCTAATATCGAAGCTTATGTTAAGCCGGCAGCGCAGACAACAGGAAGCTTTGTTCCATCGAATACGTTAGAAGATAAACTTCCATTCTGATGAGACTACCCATCTTAGAGTATCTACGTGAGCACGAAGGTAAGCCTATAACGACTAGAACGCTTCAAGAGCATTTTGGTATACGTAGCCGAATCCTTCAACATATTATCCGAATTCTAAGAAAAGCTGGCCATCCTATTATTAGCGGTGACTTTGGTTATATGTACACTACAGATGTAGGTAAGTTAAACTTATTTGCACAGAGATTGCTAAGCGCTAGTGTGGATATGATCGATACAGCTAACGCTATTAAGAAGATAGCCAGACAGATCGAGGAAGGAGGTAGCGATGGACCACTATTCGACGGGCAGTCTGGTTGAGATTGTCATCGACAAAGTTGACCGGTGGAATATGCTTGACAATGAAGCATTCGAACAGTTTAAGATTGACTATTCGTCAAGTGATGATATTCCGTTTGTCTTTAGGAATGAAGTCTATCGTAGTATGTACCGCTATCCTAAAGGTGCTAAAGACATCATAGATCAGTGGAAGAAATACGGCAAAGCCAAAGCTAATATAGACTGGGCAGGTCCGATGATCGCTGATGATATTGTGATCGACTTAGACCTAAAGCTGTTTAGCGATGACGAGCTGTTGTGGCATGCCGAGGAATACTACGAAGCTATTGCTAGGTTTTGTCCTACTGATAGTTTTGGTATCTATAACTCCGGTACCGGACTGCATGTGCATTTCGACAAAGCATTATTCAATATTGCTCCTAGTGTGCATGTGCCTAAAGTTACAAAGCATATCGCTGAGTCTATCGAAAGACATATCAAGCTGACGATGCCTTGTAATATCGATAAAAGCATCTACCATCGCTCTGCGTGTTACAGATATCCAGGGTCTTTAAACCCTAAGACTAAAACACACAAGAGGCTGGTGCGTGGTGTAGATAAATACGATACCAGAGAGCCATTACTTGAGTATATGGGTGTGTATGCACTAGCAGAAGTCAAGACGACGATGGCTACGCCTATGGACACGCATAAAAGCTATGGCGACTATCCAAAGGTGACGCCTTGCATGTCTAAGTTGTGGGAACTTGGATTCAAACATGCAAAGCAAGCTCATGGTCGGCATGGAACAGTGCTAGCGCTTGCTAGCTGGATGTCTTTTAATAATATGCCTAAAGACCTAGCGCAGATAGCTATCATCCAATGGATAGAAGCTGGTAATATAACCTATGATAAACGCGATACGTTAAGGTGTATTGATGAAGCTTATGCAGGCAAAGTACGCTTTGGTTGCCATAGCGAGATTCTAGAAACGTATTGTATGAACCACTGTAAACTATATGACCGAAAGAACACTACAAGCAGCCAAATCTATTGAGCATCGCCAAAATCAGATCCGGCGTGGTCATTATCTAGATTTAGCTAAGTATTTCGGTAGGGTTGCAGACTTAAAGATGTTTGATGGTGATATTTTGCTACTCGTTGGAGGATCTGGTGCCAACAAAACAACGATCATGCAGAATATCATCCATCAGACGTCAGGTAATACGCTCTACATCTCTCCCGAGGTATATGACCATCTGTTCTACCGCAGACAGCTCCAGATTATCACTGGTTATGATAAGCAGTATATCATGGAGCATTATAAGATGCTGTTTGAACAGTACCATGAGCAGCTTGACAGAATCCACCTTCATTGTTCAGGTGTTAATGAGCAGTCACTAGAAAGGCTTATCGCTGATCTATTTATGCAGATGCCTATTAACAATATCGTGTTGGATCACATGAAGCTTATGGACCTAAAGGGTGACTTCACTCGTAGAGCGGAGGAGTTCGTTGCTTGGCTTAAACCTTGGGCTAGTTCGTTAAACATCAAAGTGTTTATGGTCTCTCAAGTGCCTAAGTCGGCGATGACTCCTAACTATACGACGGGTAAGTCCAAAGAGCTAGAGATCTACGATGCTGCTGGAGCGTCAGGCCTGTATCAGATTTCTGATCTTGCTATGACGATTAATGCTCCTAGTGGTATCAATGAGCCTATACGCTATGTTAGCTTTGGCAAGGCCAGGGATGGCGAAGCGTATAAAGTCGTTGGTGTGCCTATGCGTGTTGACCCTGTCAATATGAGGATGCTACCAATGGACTATAACCAAGAACAAGCTATTATCAATAGCAAAAAACTAAGACTTAATAATAGATAACATGTCAGAATCAACTTATGATATCGTAAAGAAGATTACGATGAGCAAAGCATATATCGATGACAAGCTTTCTGTAACTGAAGGCGAGATCACCGATGAGATTGAGATGCTACTTAATGAGTTAGAGCAAAGTAATATCGATGCTGTCGAGAAGATATCTAACCTAAGCTATGTAAGCGATAAGCTTGCCGAGATCGAAGGGTATGTCAGTGGTGCTATGGAATACCATAACACACAGATAGCTACATTGAAAGCCCATAAGGCTAGCATCGAAAATAACTATGAGCGTATCAAGTTCAAAGTTATGGAGCTTATGAACGCGTTAGGTCAGAAAGAGATTCAGGTTAAACATAAGAAGATCAAGATGCTCAAAAGTAAGAGTCTTGTCGTTGAAGATATAGACAGAGCTATGGTAAGCTTGCCTGATGAGTTTATGCGCTATAAGCCAGAAGTAAAGAAGACAGAGCTTAAAGCTTATATCGAGGAGACTGGTGTAAGCTTTGATGGTGTTGTCGTTGTCGAAAAGCCTTACCTCAAAGGCCTATGAAAGCGTCTAGCGCTAAAGCCAAAGGCCGAGCGTTAGTGAAGATGTTCCTCGATGGGTTGGTGTCCGCTTTGGACATCAGCCCCGAGGAGTTTACGATAACGCCAGCCGGTGTGAATGGTGAAGACCTAGTACCTTCTCCAGCAGCTAGAAAGCTGTTTCCGTATTCTGTAGAAGCTAAGTCTAGAGCTAAGATCGTTATATACCAATGGCTAGAACAAGCCAAAGGTCATGGACATGAGCCTATCCTTGTTGTCAAGCAGAACCGGAGTGAACCTCTAGTGATAATGCGACAAGAAGCTTTTTTAAAACTAATCAATAACAATAATAGGAATAATAAGAATGGCACAGACATTAATACGTATTGAGTTACTACTCAATGAGCATTCAACAAAAGCAGATATCCAAGAGATAAGACCATATATAGAGCGAATGGTAAGCTTTAGTGTTGACTCCCCTAGTAAGTGGTGGAGAACAGATATAGCATCTGATGCTGATGGATATGAAGAACATAGCTTTATTGTAGAAGATGCTAATCTACGTAAGCTCTTTATTCAGAATAAGGGTGATGAGCACAATAGGAATTCGGAATGAAGTACACGTCAATAAAACAGGTTAAATACCAATGGCCTAATAGGATCCATGACAGCATCATCCTAAAGCAGGTTGAAGATAATAAGAAAGGTATGCAGCAATGGTGGGTACCGTACAAGTACTTTATACCACCAGGAGAGCATAAAGGCAATGGCTATCTTTCTTATATGGATAATGTTGTTTATAGCAGCAAAATACTGCCAGCACTTATAGCTGCTGGTAGGTATAATGGCAAGTGTCACTATTGTGATGGAGAACTTGGTATTGTATTTGCTTCAGATGGTAAAGTTACAGACAGTGCAATACCAACAATTATCGATGCCATCAACGAATTCAACAAAGAAGCAGACCAGATAGTGAGTTTTATGAGACAAAACATTCCAACAAAAGAAGAAACCAACTACGCTCTTGTAAGCGTCAATCTCAAAATCTATGTTAAAGATATCGAAGACGATGCTACCGATGACGATATCCTAAAAGAAGCTTTTGAGAGTATAACAAGTAACTATGCCTACTGTAAACGCTATATGAGTATTGAGTATATCGATACAGAGACTGACTATAGCGAAGTAGAAGTAGAGACTGAAGACTAGTTTTGAATATTCAAAGCTTGTCTTTATATTGTTAGGGCATACTAGATACACCTAAGTTGATGAGTCTGTCACAATGGATTACGGTCTTGAGTGGCAGACTTGTTTTATTTAGGCTAGAATGTTTTCGACGTTGTTCTGGGGGGTCTGATTAGTAATAGTCAGACCCTTTTTATTTACACAAACCAATAATCAATAATAAGATGGAAAATAAAGAAACCTATAACGGATGGGCTAACTACGCTACGTGGAGAGTAGCCCTAGAGCTTTTCGATGGTACAGATGCAAAAACATTTACAAATGATATTGTAGATGTTTATGATCTGTCAAAGATCATAGAAGCTTTTGTAGAAGAATATCTTGAACAAAACAATAAGCTAGCGTTAGACTATGCGCTTGCTTTTGTTGCCAATGTAAACTTCTATGAGATTGCTAAGGTTCTTATAGAAGATACGGAGGTCTAACATGTTTAATAAAACAAAAAGGTCTAACATGTTTGACATAGGAAGACTATCCAACATCATTATAGATGGCATCGTAGACAGTCATATTGGCTCTCTAACGAGCGATAATAGCATAAGCGATTCAATATACTATCCTGATATTTCAGGAGCTTATATCGCAAGTGCTGACTATGATGGTGAGCCTATGAGTACTGACGATGTGATGAGACTCAATGAGAATTATCCTGATCTTGTTCAGTATTTAGCAGAAGCTTACCTGCATGGTATTGGTTAATACCAAAAGTAAAAGTAAATTAGAATATTACTAAGGGAAATAGGGACAAAGTCTGGCCACTGACAATGGTCAGGCTTTCTTTTCATAACGATAAATCAATGAATGTTAATATACCTCCTATAGAGTGTTATATCCGCAAAGAATACTTGTACAATCTAGAGCAAGGCCACGGAGAGCTCGTTGAAGGCACCGTATTTGGCCTTAAAAGCCTTCAAGCTAATGCAATGCTGTTTATTGTTATGACAGACATTGGTGCTGTCTACGACAAAATACCGCTGTCTGCGTTAGTGCCTTTCCATAGTCCTAATGCTATACATAAACCATTTCACGAACTGCAGCTATGGGATTGTTTTTCCTATAATGCTCATGTTGTACAGTATATGTTCTTAAAAGGGAAACGCTGCCAGGTTATGCTTAAAGATGGTAGCAAGCGTGAAGGTATCTACCTATTCACGGTAGACTGGGATGCAGATAGCTCACAGAGAATATCTACGTCTTATGCCGAGGAGCCTTCGCAACATAAGTCAGCTCATATCATTGAACTATTTGATGGTTACTACTGCGCTTATCCTAACAATAGAATATTGTGGGCTGAGCCTAGTATGGTATCGAATCCGTTTAGCGTGATCCCTGACTATAAACTAAACATGCAACGCTATCACTGCGAGTCTCACAATAAATGGGCTACTAGTGATGATGACGATTATTACTATTCAATAACCGTCAAGGAATAAAAAAAGTGCTACTCGTATCATCGGGTAGCACTTGCCAATAAATCAATTCTCAAGCAGAAGTCGCACAAAGATATATCAATTAAATAATGAGTTCAACATAATATGCCTTATGCTAAAAATAGATTTTCAAATACTCCGGAAGGAAAACCAAGAGACCCTAGTGAGCGTGCTTTGTACTTTCTATCTATTGACAACACACTTAGAAGTTTTTTAAGGAAGTCTAAATATAAAGTTCAGCCTGACGACTATGTCAGTTGCTATTACTACAGGGAAAAAAACATGAATGTAGTAGGGGAAAGCCGTGAGGTTGTCGTCAACCATTTCCGTACTGATCCCGATAAATTTTTTATTACTGTTTGCAAAATTAAACATATCAATGTAGATTTAACGAGTATCAAGATTAAGGAAATGGCAGAATACAATAAGAAAATGCATCCAATGCACCTACCAACAATAAGTCAACGAATAGACAAGCTTCAATCAAAATGGAAAAAACAACAAGGCCAAGAACACACAGCGTTAGATCCTACTCAATAAAAATGACATCTGGACGCATCGTGAATATCAGAGAGACACGAAGTTTAAGCGAGCGTTACTATCCAAGGGTATATCTTTACGACAGCCCGTCGCAACTAGGATCTAGTAAGAACACCCGCTCTTACTAGTTTTATACAGGAAGGTTTGACCGCTTTCCTGTTATTCCCACATCACCAATAAATCAAACAAAACACACATGAAAACAGTAATCATCCTGTTTCTATCAGCTCTGTCTGCGTTTGCGAGTGATCGTGATCGTTATTCAAAG